GCCTGCTCCAGCCTCCGGAATACAATCGGATTGGACCGGACCATCGAGGCCGGAGCCACCCACTCATTGGCATGGACCACACCCACCTCCTGGTAGTCATTGCTTGCCGGAGTGGTGTATCCACCACCGGAGAAGCCGGTCGGCACCCTGGATCCAATCTGTGTGGAAGAAGAGGATGAGCCTGAGGCTCCGGCAGTGGTGGCCATGATGGCATTCTTCTGAGCCACGATAGTAGCTACCTCAGCAGCAGTGGTAATACCGATGATGCCGGCAGCGATAGCACCGGGAATAGGACCGAGCTGAGCAAAGGCCTGCATCACGGCCAAAGCACCGGCTGCAAGAGTCTTTGCTATGCTGATGACCATATCGGCCACGGCATACTTCTTCTGAGTCTCCAGCTTCTTCTGCTCATACTCATTCTCGATCTCCTCTTTCCTTTCGGCATTGTCACCGACAGCAGCAATCTCGGCCTTCATCCTGGCATCCAGGTGAGCCTGCTCGGCATCCTGGAGAGCTGTGACCATGTTGGAGACACCCTCGATGATGGACTGAGCCTTCTGCATCCCTTTCTCCCATCCTTCCAGCTCAATGTTGAGATTCTCCTGCATGTACCGCTTCACCAGAGCCTGCTTGGCCTTCTGGAATTCCTCTTCTGTCAGGAGTCGATTGTCATACATCTCCTGCAGGGAGGCCATCTCGGTCTGCATCTGCTCTCCGAGAGCCGTTGAAGGATCCAGCGCATCACGAACCTCCTTGGCCTTATCGACAAGATCAAGAAGGTGCTCAATCTCGGCCTCGAATTCGACATCAATTTGATCCATGATCTCCTTGATCTCGGCCTCGGACTGCTCATAGATTTCCTTGAATACCTTCTCTGCATCCTTCTCGGCTTCCTCCATCAACTTCCGGAATTCTTCCTGCTGCTTGATGGTCAGATCCAGGAGCTGTGACTGAAACTCGATAGTATCCTTCTTATACCTCTCGGAGATAGCCATCTTCGACTTGAGAGCCTGCTCCTGGATGGCAAGGAGCCGGTCCTGGTACTGCTTCTCGGAGATCTCTCCCTTGGCATAGGCCTCCTTGGCCTTGACCTGCATCTCCCTCTGATGCTTGTCCACATCGGAAATCTCTTTCTTGTAGGCATCCTCGGATGCCTTCTGCCGGCTGGTGGAGATATCCTTCCTCAGAGAGTTGATGGTGGTGACCGTCCTGGTGGTGCTCCGATAGTAGTCTGCATCGGCATTCTTCATCTTGACGGTTGCCTTCACATAGTTATCGACCAGCTCATCATTGGAGAGCTGGTAGGCTGCATCTATCGCTGCAACCTTCTTCAATCCCTCATCGGCAGTGTCGATGTAGTCACGGAGAGCCTTTTGTGCTGCCTGGATCTGCTCTCCAGCCTGAGCTGCTGATACGGCATTATTGGCCCACATGGCAGACATCTGTGAAGCCTTGACAGTGTTCTCCAGTCTCCGGACCTCGGCATTGTACTCCTGAGCCTGGAGGATAATATCTCTGTTATGATTATACTCCTTGATATAGAAATCAAGATCCGCATCAGATATATTAATGCGATCCTGCAGCTCCATCTTCCGAGCCTCGGCTTCCTGAGCAGCTATTTCCTTCCGCTCATTGGCAAGCTCCCTCTCCAGCCTCATGGCCTCCTCGGCAGCAGCCAGCCTCTCCTCATCGGTCTTGGAGACATCCTTCATGAGCTGCTTATTCTTCTCTATCTCCACATTGTACTCGGCTTCCTTGAGAGAGAGGGAATTATTCCTCTCGAATATCTCATCCAGGATGGCAGCTACCTCTTTGCCGACCTTATAGGAATCTCGCATATTCTGAATGAGCTCCTTCCATCCCTTGCCGGAGGAAAGATCTGCCACGAAGGTATTGTAGGCATGGCTCATCCCGGATGTGAATTGGCCCCACCGGTCACCGATGAGCTGTGTCTGAGCCACGGCATCCTTGGCGAATTTCATCAGAGCCTTGCCGGCAGCGACAAAGAAGGTGGCCAGGCCAATCTTTGGAAGAAGGCCCTTTAGGGAATCCAGAGTCTTGTTGGTGCCCTTGATGCCGGCATTGATCTCATCCATCCTGGCCTTCACCTGCTTGAGCTGCTTGCTCTTCTCGATGAATTCCTGAGTGCCAGGCACCAGATTCTTGATCTGCCGATTGAGGCCGGAGTAGGCCTTGGCCAGCTCATTCAGGGAGGATCCATTGATCTTCTTCATGATGTCGGCATAGTCCTTGGTCTCCTTCCGGATACTCTGCATGGACTTATTCACCTGGTCGAGCTGCTTCTGGTACTTGGCAGCATCCTCGGTGTTGCCGAGCTTGGTGGCCTCAATCATCTTCTTCCTCAGGTCATCGGCAGATGACTTGAGTGCATTCATGGTGGCCTCGGCCTGTGTTGCATTGAGAGTGACTACACTCTCTGTATAGACGGTGCTTGCCATTACTTCATCAGATTGTAGTATGCTTCATCATTGAATGCTTTGTGGCTCATACCCTCGAAAGCTCTGAGAGGGATGGTGGCAGCATCATAGCCATACCGGTTGGCCATCAGCCTGCCGAGAGTGTTCACCTCCTTGAGAAATACCGAGGAATACCAAGGCTTCCTCTCTCTCTTGTTTCCCTGGCCGGCCTGGCCGAGCTTCACACTCCGGCCTACACCCATGTCGGTGAAGATACCGTAGTACAGGTACAGGAAGGTGATTTTGGCCGGATTGCCCTGAGCATCCACGGCCACATGAGCCTGGAGCGACCGGAGCAGCTCACCGGTAGAGCCGATATTGAGAGCCTGGATCTTCCGGATCCACCTCTCAATCACGATGTCGGCCCACCTTTCGGCCATCTCCTTATAGTCGATCTGCTCTGCCATAGTCTTGGATTATTCGGTTGTAGGTACCGGCTTGAAGTCATCAGCAGTAAGCTGAAGAGAGAAGTTCTGCCGGAAGGTGAGCATCAGCTCATAGCCTCTGGCATTGGGGCCACCATATCTCTGCATGTAGGTGAATCGCTGGAAGTCGAGCCCTTCCACCGATGGTGATTTCCCGATATCCATCAGGAGCCGGGAGAATACCTTCATGGCCAGGCCCTTCATCGACTCGAAGAGAGCTGCCTCATCTTCTCCCCTTCCGAGATGGCCCATCACCCACAGAGACTGAGTGTAGGTATCCAGAGGCCCCTCGATATTTTGCACCTGGCCGGAGCTGCCGGCCTCCATGATGACACAAGGATAGGTCACAGACCTCATATTCTGCAGGATGTCTATGACACCATCATAGCCATTGCCCTGCAGAATCTGAGAGTCTGGGGAGATAAACTCCTTGAGAGATGATAAAGAGGATTTTAGGTAGCTAGTTGTGAGCATTTCTTTCGTAGATCTGATTGAGTGTGAAGAGCACACTGTGAACATCCGACTTCAGGATCTTATCATTGTCCTGAGGCTTATTGTCATTCATGGTGGAGAGCAGCTCCTGCAGGATGTCTGCCGGAGTCTTGTCGGTGATATCACCACCTTCCTGGAGCACGAAGGGATACTTGGCCATCAGGTATTTCTTCACACCATTCCACCAGATGACCATGCCTTTCTTCTGCCAGTCCATCAGCTTCCGGACTCGGCCATCGGTCAGAGTCTTGGCAGCTTCCTTGAGCCACTTCTCATTGGAAGGATCCGACATGTACCGGAGCATGTAAGCATCGGCCTGGTAGTATTGGTCGAAGCTGATGCCATAGATCTTCCGATCAATCCTCGGAAGAGGAGATGGAGCCAGGCCCACAGCATCCAGGATGTACTCAAGCTGGCCACAGGCCTCCTGGATAACCTTTGGCGAGATCACATAGCTCTTGCCATTGATCAGGAATACCACATTGTCCTTGATGGCCTTTGGATCATACTTGATCGGAGAGTCTGGCCGGATATGAGCCAGAGCGCACAGGCAAAGGAAGAGAGTCTCCTTCCGGCCATGAGGCTTGGATAGGATGGTACAGACATTCCGGAAGTCCTCCTGGCTCATGGTCTCCCATGAGATAGGATACTCGATGTCTATTTTCTCCCCTCGCTGGAGATGGAAAAACTGCTTCAGAAATTGAACAAATCGCTTCATATCAAAACATGGAAAAAATAGGAGTATCCTTGTGAGTGATGTCCAGAGCCTGAGACTCCGGAGACACATCGAAAGTGGGGAAGTCTGTCGGATTGGCCTTCATGATGGCCACCGCCTTCAGAGTCTGGTCCAGGCCGAGCTTCCGGTCACCGAGCGCAATGGCACAGATGGCAATCTTGATGAGCTTGAGCACCTTCTTCTCATTCGGCAGGAGAGTCTCCTTGTCACGGATGTCCTCGATGAGCTCAGTGGCATAGTCCTTTGAGATGTAGCTGGCCACATCGGTCATCAGAGCGACATTCAAAGCCGAATTCATGGCCAGGAATTCACTCCAGTTCTTGGGATAGCTCTGAGCTGTGATATTGTTCAGCACGGCTGCATCCTTGAATTCCCCATAGGTGAGGATGAGACCATCGGAAAGCCTGGCGAATTCCTCAGTGCCTCTCCAGTCATCATAGGTGTCGGTCTTGAGCAGGAAGAGCACTAAGGCATCCTTGCTGGCATCCAGCTTGGCCTGCAGATTGGCCGACAGAGCCTGCACCCTCTCCCGGCTGGCCATAGTGGTCTGCTCATTGTTCACCACGGCAAAGCCGGCATCTGTGAGCACCAGGTCAAGATCCGGGATGCTGGCCA